GTCACTTTTCGTCCAGGGCAGAAGTTGAAGGCCCGAGTAGAGGCTTATGCTGGAACCAAGTCATAACGACGAGCTCCCGCCGATCCCTGGCAAACGCTACTTCGCCATAGGCGAAGTCAGCGAGCTATGTGCGGTAAAGCCGCACGTGCTGCGTTATTGGGAGCAAGAGTTTCCTCAACTCAACCCTGTGAAGCGTCGCGGAAATCGCCGGTATTATCAGCGCCAGGATGTGCTGATGATCCGGCAAATTCGTGCTCTTCTTTATGATCAAGGGTTCACCATCGGAGGGGCGCGCTTGCGACTTTCCGGTGATGAAGCCAAAGACGACACCACGCAATACAAGCAACTGATCCGCCAAACCATCTCTGAGTTGGAAGATGTTTTGCAGGTACTCAAGAAATAATCGAAGCTTTAAAAATACTTTCGTATTTCAAAAGCTTAAGGTATATTTCTCGACGTTCTAGCAAGTTGTAACGCCTAGTCGGGGCGTAGCGCAGTCCGGTAGCGCACTAGCATGGGGTGCTAGGGGTCAAGTGTTCGAATCACTTCGTCCCGACCATATTTCGTAAGGGGATCAAGCACTTATCGGCTTGGTCCCCTTTCTCGTTTCAGGCTTGCGCAAAACCCGCGCAAAACTGGCGCAAAACTACCCGGTGATTTCGCTGATATTCAGGTCGGGAATCGCCTCGGACCAGACGACTTCCTCGTGGTCGCGCTGGTAGTTTTTGGTCATGCCCTCGCTCGCATGACCTGCGATTTTCTGCCCATCCTTTCCGGCTTTTTTGTACAGATGCAGCGACAGTGCCCGCACTTCGTGGAACCCCGGCAGTTCTTCCTCCTTCCATCCTGCATAGCATCCCGCCACCTCCCGAGCTTCCTTGAACGCTCGCGTCAAATACCGTTCCTCAACCTTCGTCCAGTGATCCTTCGTCTGCGCCTGCTTCTGTTTCAGGCGTTCAGGTTTGCGGTGCACCAGGTAGGGGGAAGCGATATCGTCACGGCAACGACTGATGACTTCCTGCAGCTCAGCGGTCACCCGGAAACGGATCCACGCCGCATCACTGGCTTTGGCTGTCTTCTTCTGCACGACATACAGGAAGCCTTCCCGAACCCCATCGAACCGCATATCCAGAATGTCCGTCCGGCGCTGGGCGGTGATCAGGGCTAGGTCGATTGCGTTCTGCAACCAGGCTGGCGCATTCTCCCGGATCGCTCGAAGGCCTTCGACCGTGTGGCGCTTGCGCTGCTTCTTCTCGATTCGATTGATGGTGCTGGCCGCCGGGTTATCCGGGCACAGGCCCTTGGCCGCGGCATGGTTGAAGATGTCGATTAGCAGGGCGCGGCATTGGTTGGCTGTCCTGGGTGTCAGTGCATCGAGCATCTCGGCAACCATCCGAATGCTGATCTGGTCGACCGCCTTGCCCTCGAATTGCTTGCGGAAGCGGCGGAAGTGCACCGCGTACAGCCCAAGCGTGCCCTTGGCCAGCTCGCGCGGTGGCAGCACCGTGCTCTCGTATTGATCCAGGAAGCCGGCGAACGACTCCGACGAATCACCGAGCACGGCGCCGACCAAGTCGGCACCGCGCATGAACTCCAGGTTGAGCTGCTTGGCGGCATCAATCGCCTTGAGTCGATCAGTGCCGAACTGGAACCATTTGCCGTCAGTTGGCCGGCGATATCGATAGGTCGAGCGCCGCGCGTCGAAGTACAGGTTCTGCGGAAGGCTCTTGTTCGCAGCATTGCGCGGCCGTGGCGCCATTACGCAGCTCCTTTCAGTACCATTGCCACCAGGTCGTTACCGCCTGACCGGTTGAATGCAGTCCAGTCAACGTACCAGAGTTTCCCGATCTGCTCGCCGGGGACTTGGCCGTTCCGGATGTGATTGCGGATTGCCTGGGGGCAGGGCGGGGTGCCGTTTTCACCCCAGCGCCGGCGTTGAAACTCGCTGATCTTGATCAGTTCGCGCTTCATTGAATACCTCTGCCCGAATCGGGCGCAAATTGCTCCATGCCGCGCGTGGCGGCAGAAGGTGGGGAGGGGTTATTGGTTCTGGCCAGCAACGCGCTTCATGAACGTGATCCAGTGCGTCTTTTCGCGCTTGCCGGACTTGTGGCCAAACAGGGGCTTTTCATCGGTGAGGGCGAGCAGTTCGCTGACCAGCACCTGGGCTTCGGCCCACTTGAAGATCAAGATGCCTTCCGGCTCCAAAACCCTGAAGCACTCGGCGAATCCTTGGCGGATATCATCGCGCCAGTCTGCGGTGAGCACCCCGTATTTGGCGCGCATCCAGCTGTCGACGCCGGCTCGGGTCAGGTGAGGCGGATCGAACACCACCAAGCGGAAAGTTTCTGCATCGAAGGGCAGTTGCCGGAAGTCCATGAGCACATCCGGCTCGACCTTCAGGACCCGGCCATCGCAGAGCAGGTGTTCTTCATCGCGGATATCGCCGAACAGGGCCCGCTGGTCCTTCTTGTCGAACCACATCATTCGGCTGGCGCTGCATGGGTCGAGGACTTTCGCTGCAGCGCTCATCACCGTGCCCCCGTGCAGATGAGCCAGGCCATGTAGGCGAGGGTAGCGATAGGGATCATTGCTTCAGCGCCTCCGCCCGAACGGCAGCGACAATCTCTTCCTGCTTGTCGAACTTGGTCTTGCCATAGTCAGCCATCACAACAATGACTTCGCCATCAGCAAGGTGAACGTTGACTCTTGCGTCGTAGTCGCTACAGGCGATCTTCACGATATGGCTGGCAGCTACATGCACCTTTTCGGTCAGCTTGATCATGGGGTCACCCGCCGGGCCCACTGCACGTAGGGGCCGTCCTCGGTGTCGAAAATACCCAGTAGGAACCACTCTCCCGCCGGCGGCGTTTCTGGCTCCCATCCCAGGCAATGGCATGCGTCATCATCGAAATAGGGGTGGGCGTCCACGTCGGCCTCCATGTGCCAGCCGAGCACCTTCAGACCTTGCGCGTCCAGCCATGCCTTAAAGGCCTCAATATCTTCGTCGAAGTCTGGGAGGTCGGGATGATCCCACCAGCCATCTGCGTCGCGCGCAACTTTTACAGGGCCAATCTGCTTTTCTTCAGGCATGACTTCGTCCTTGCCGCTATAGCGGCTGACTTTGAAGGGGGAGGGGAGTTACGGGTGCGCTTTCGGCTCGAGGCGTGCAAGTCGCTCGCGGAGGCTGTTTATTTCGTCCTGATACTGGTCGGCCAAGGTTGTCAGGTCGTTAAAGTTGATCCAGTTGCCATGCTTTTCCGGCACGCGGATAACGCAACCTTTCTCATCCTCTCCGCCGCGCCAGAAGTTGAAGCGCGGTAGCTCGTGAACTTTGTCCCACAGGTCGTAACCTTCACGCGTCTTAATATTTCTCATGCTTTCTCCCGCGCCCGGCGCTCAGCCGATTCGGCCTGGCGCAACTTGCTGCATTTGGTGTGGTTGCCGTGGGCGCGTGACTTATTGCATTTGTCACAGATCGTTTGCAGGTCTAGTTGACCCATGGGTGCGCCGCGTATCTGAACTGTTCGGCGGAGGGCGGTCACATGGCCTCCTTCAGCAGATCAATGACCTGCTTAATCCCGCTGGCATGACTTGATGGCTGGCCCGCAGCGGTCATGGTCAGACTACGGATAGTGCTGGCCACCACTAGCGGGTTTCGAATTGATGATCCAAGCGACCTCACTACGTCGACGGCGTAACTCCTGCCTTCCAGCTCCATGACGCGGTTGATAGGGCCGGTGATAACGAGTTCGGGTACCGGCGGGGAGCTCGCTGCAGGGAAGATCAGAGTCGCTGCGGGTATTTCTCGGGCACGATCAAGCGCCCGCTGTGCGATTGAGTTCATTGGGTTGCCTCGGGATTAATCGTTGCGGGTGATGCTCACAAGATCGCCATCGCGCAGGACGGCGGTTTCTTTCAGCTCCAGCAGGACAGCTGCGGCGTGCTCACGATTGATGGCGTAGAGGTAAATACTGAAGGTGCCTTCTTCGGTTTTGAAGTCGACAGGGTAGAGCTGCCATTGCAGGCCGTTGACCATGGCGACCCGAGCAAGTGAAATCGTTTGGGTGTTCATGCATTCTCCAACTGCTGTTGCGTCTGCTTTGGCATGCGGGGGTAGCCTGAGCTGGCATGCTTCGTTGAAGTGGGGTATTACAGGTGATCGGCATGGGGCCGACTTTTAGGAGAAGCACATGCGGCAGGTAATTAGCGAAAGTGAGCTTGGATCTATCGATCTCAAGCAATTTCATGAGGTGATTGCCGTAAAAGACGCTGGGGACTACCAGGGAGTTGCCGTTTACGTGACGCCTCGCATGGCTCAGTTTGTAGATCCATCCGTACCAGCCAAGGAAACGATTACAAACTCTCTCTTGATCGTCGTTGATAACCCTGATGATCTAGAAACAATTGAACGACTTAAAAAGTTATTTGTGCCGCAGCGTATAACGCGATAACCGCGGTTGTTTAGGCCTGCTCGCCGAGATCTGTGGTACTGAATGACTGGGGCGGTGATTGCCATGATCATTTCCTTGGGTAGGTCTTGGTCAGCTTTCCGTTTACGGCGTGACCGCGCTTGAGCACGACCCGGGCCAGTGCGGCCCGGTCTTTCTCGCTGTGACTGGCCTGGCTGAGCAGCCCGAAGTAGCTGTTAGCGGTTTCGCGCAGATCCTCGGCAGGCGCAGCGGCTGTGCGTTTGAGTGCCTGACTCAGTGCCCGCTTGCGGGTGGTGCGTCGCCACGGTTTGATCACATGCCCAACAAAGTCGACACCGCGATCAACCGGTTGCAGGATGGTTTTGGTTGGGTTCAACCGCGCACCTAGCGTCTTCAGGAATACTTCAATCTCTGCGTGCCAGGCATTGAGCTGCTGCGGCGACTCATGCAAGAACACAAAGTCATCGACGTAGCGGATGTAATGCTTGGCCCTCAGGCGGTGCTTGGCGAACTGATCCAGCGCGTCCAGATAGACGTTGGCGAAGAACTGCGACGACAGGTTGCCGATGGGCAGCCCGAGGTGTGCAGGCTGCGCGTTCAGGCGCTTGTGCTGCGGTACCAAGCCAAACAGATGGCGTGGACTTCTGGTTTCAAAGTTCTCGCGGGGGTCGTGCATCAGGATCTGCTCCGCGAGTGCAAGCCACCATGGCTCAGTGATCTTTGCGGCCAGTTGCCGACGCAGCACCTGCTTGTCTATCGCAACGAAGAAGTTGGCCAGGTCGCACTTGAGATAGAAGATCGGCTTGGACCAGTTCTCACTGGCGCTCCTGATCTTCGATTCAAGGCGCTTTGCGGCGTACAGCGTGCCGCGTCCGGGGATGCAGGCGCAGCTGTCGGCGATGAATCCGTCATAGAAGCGCGGGGCCACATGGTTGTAGAGCAGGTGATGGACGACCCGATCCCGAAAGGCTGCTGCCCAGACTTCGCGGGCTTTCGGGCGGGTGACCACAAAGCATATCGAGCGGCCCGGCTGGTAAGTGCCAGCGATCAGGTCGTCGTGTAGCTGGATCAGGTTCTGTTCCAGGTTCAATTCGAAAGCCAGCGCACTGTCGCTGTTTCGCTTCGAGCGCCGACAATCGTAATAAGCCTGCACCAAATCCTGAAACTGGTACGGACCAACAGTCGAATCTGCGGACGGGGCGGACACGGAGCTCGTTGTTCTTGTCGTTGTTGTTCTGATTGCCATCATCGAAGTTCATGTTGAATGCGTTGTTGGCTGAGCGCTGCGACCTATCGTGCTATCTACGTCGCCAAGCCGAAGGCAATGCCGATCAGCGAGGAAACTGCGCGAGACCTACGCGGACGCTTTAGACCGGCGGTATCTCTGATGCGCATGGCGGTGACCAGAAGGTCAGCGGCACGACCAGATTCAAAATCGCACAGACCTAAAAGCCGTAACTCTTAGGTGGCGGGCGCGGCTGGGGTGTAGCGTTTCCAGGCATTGGCCTGCTTGCCGATAGAGGTGGTCACCTCTATCGCCTTTGCGTGCTGCTGGACACTGATAAAGCGGTTCTCTTTGAACAACCTCATCATGAACTCGACCACCTGGACCTTCTCAACCAGCAACGTCAGGTGAGGGTGCTTGTCCCGGGTAGAGTTTGCTCGAGCAATCAACATCAGCACGTCAATGCATTCGTCGATTACACGCTTGCTGAGCGGCAGCTTTAAATCGCGAGGGATGTTCCGGGTGAGGTTTGTTGCGAGGCTTAGCAGGTCCATCGACACTTTGTAGATCTGCAAGTCCGTGTGCATTGCCATTAGCGGGAACTCCAAACAGCAACCGGCCGCACGCGGCCGGATTAAATAAGCGAATTAATCAATGATCAACTCTCTGCGGACGGGGCGGACACGGAGCTCGTCGCCCTTGCAGTAGTTGTACTGATTGCCATCACCGAAGTACATGGTGAATGCGAAGCTGGCTGAGCGCTGCGTACTCGACCAGTACCAGGAGCTGCTGAAGGCTTCTGGGCCATCATCTTGAAAGGCTGGGAGCATTGTCTGCGCTGGTAGCTCAGCGGTGTACAGGAGGCCGATGGGTAGGCTGTTCGGATTATCGCCATCCCGACCCCAGCAGTAGTTCTCCTCACTGGTTGGTTTGAGGTGGCGGTACTGCAGCTCCTGCACGTCACGGGCTGGAATGGCCCAGTCGGTGTGCCCGTCGATTTCCAGTGCCAAGACTTTCTGTGCTAGCTCGCTACCAGCAGCGGCCATTGATTCGGTATTGCTGCGGCTGTCGGTAAAGCTACCGGCGCCCTCGATGATCACGCCGCGAGCGCCCCAGACACCTTTCAGCTCGTGAGCTGCGCCGGCGGTGATGTTGAGATAACGCTGGCCGTTCTCAACGGTGACCCCGGTGACGAAACCGCCGCCGTAGGCTTTGCCAATGGCTGAAATTGGCGTTACAGGCAATGCTTTAACTATTGCGGACATGGTGCTTCCTCTTTTTTTTGGCAACAAAAAAGGCGCTGATGCGCCCGGTAGCCGGTCAAGAACGAATGATTGAAGGATTAAATAAACAATCTGCGGACGGGGCGGACACGGAGCTCGTCGTACTTGCCGCCGTAGCCCTGAAGGCCATCATCGAAGTGCATGAGGAATGCGTTGTAGGCTGAGCGCTGCGTGCTCGACCAGTACCAGGTGTCTTTGGCGAACAGCTCCGGCACGTTCAGCCAGCAGTGGTACAGCTCAGCAGCAGCGGGCAGGTAGAAGTCGTGTTGCCCATCTGCTTGATACTCGGCGCAAGCGTCTGCTGCTGGATACTTCCTCTCGTCATCGTTTCCTATCAGCACCTGGGTGTTGGTGTAGCCGTCAGTCTTGCTGAGGCCTTTGACCTCGATCCCACGGCCACCCCATTCGTGGTCACCAGCGTCTTTAGCCGCGACAATCAAGTAGTGCGCTTTAACGTCATCGCGGGCAGCTACCAGACCACCATTGAATCCGCCCTGGCCTGGCCATACCGCGCCGAGCTCAGGGACAGAATGCGGGTAGATCGGCTGAACATTGGCAGGCGGCAGCACCTGGGCGAACACGCTAGCCACTGCCAGTTTTGCCAGCGATGCGGCAGGCATCTTGATCGTGGTGTCGCCGTGCTTGAGGGTGATCATTTCGGGTTTCATTAAGGATTACCTGTCTGAGTCCGGTTTTTTTAGACGGCGAAAGTGCCGAGCGTAAGCGGAGTTGCTTCCCCAATCTGCGCATCGAGCACTGACTTGAACTCTTGCGCGATTTCTTCACGCTGCACTTCTTCGCCGATCCAGCGCAGTTTCAGCATTGGCTGGGCGCCGCTGGTGATGACGGATACGCGCAAAGTGATGTTGCGCACGCTCAAGCCCTCGTAAGGCACTGCCGAGAACACCAGCGAGGCGGGCAAGGTCTCTTTGCTGGTGGCTTCGATCTGGTCCATCGCGCTGCGACTGGTGCGGGTTTCGCTGACTGCGTGGTCGCTTTCCGATGAGGCTTTGATGGTGATCGTGCGTACCGCAGCGATAGCTTTGACGATGCTCATCGTCTGGCCGGCTTCGTCAGTGGCGCTCAATGATGCATTCCAGTCTTCGATCCAATCACTCAGGTCTTTCTGCGACAGCGCGCGCCCCGGGATGCTCTGGACAGCCTTGTAACCTGCTGACGGCTTGAGGCGCAGCACTGCGCGATCATCTGCGTGCCCGGGCGCAACGTTGGTGCCCAGGTTGAAGATCAGTGTGCAGGTCATTTCGTCCTGATCGATGAAGCCGTGGGCGCCTTCAATGGCGCGTTCTTTGACGTAGGTACTGAAATCAACCAGGGAGTTGGTGGAGAGCACGCCCCGGAAGCGGCTGCGGCCTACCTGGTACTTTTCCAGATCGATAACTTTTGTGCCTTCTGGCAGGACGGCAGTTGGCGAGTAGGTCGACAGCGACTTGCCTGCGGCTGCAAGGGCTGTGTCGGTGATTAATTGAATTGCTTCTTGGCTTAGGGACATGGTTCAAGTACCTGTGGGAGCGGGCTTATGTGCGCGGGCTGATTGGGGCTTCTTCGCGGCTGAATAGCTGGTCGTGCTTTTCAGGAAACATGGTGATGCTGCCGCCGGTACCGACATGCATCGGGGTATCGAGGCGGGTGTTTTCGCTGCGGGTACCACGCTTGGTGGGCACCTTGTAATCCAGTTTGTGATTGATCTTTACCTGGCTGGATTCGCCGATCTGGGTGATATCTAGCGTGATCACCAGCTTTCCGGCTTTGCCGTGGTCGACTACGCCTGAAGCTACTTCTGAGAGGGCATGGCCGATTTGGCTGATGAAAGCACCGCCATTGAGGTCTTCGAGAAACTGCGCGGTATCAGTAGGTTTGGACATGGCTGTTGCTCCGGTCTGGCTTGGAGTCCGCTTGGCGGCAAGTGGTGTTGGGACTGGCGAAGGCGCCGTTGTGCGGATGCGTTGACGCGCTTCACATGTGACTGCCGAAGAAGGCGAACACGGTCAGCGTGATACCAAAGCGCAAAGTCCAGCTGCTCAGGAATTTTCCGAACTGCTTAACGTTGAACTGCGCTTCTTTTGCCTCCAGCTCGCGAGCATGAGCAGTGGCATTGTTGTGGCCGAAGCGCTCGGCCACGACCACGCCAGTAGCGCGATTGACAAGGGTGAACATGTTGTTGCCGCTAGAGTGCACAACAATCAGCGGAGCCAGCGGTGGCGGTTGTACGCCGGGCTTTTGGTAGAACTCGGCCGTGGCTTGCTGAGCACGTGCGCGCAACCCGTCGAGAACGGTGATGCGCTGGGCGATTGATGGGTGCATGGTCGATCCTCGACTTGGGTTACGGGTATTCGTCAGCGCTCAGGCCTTTCGACAAGGGAGGGCTGACGAATAACTGCAGGCATGAAAAAGCCCAGTCGAAACCGGGCTGTGTTGCACTCTTAAAACGCCACCGTATGTAAGAGCCTGACTGTGCGGGCGTGCCCGTCTTGGTTACTTGTGCATGGCTGAGTCCTCCGGTTTGGGCGTCAGTAGGGAAGGGGTGATACAGGTGTCCAGCGTCTGCTGGGTTGGCGTCCGCATCGGTCTGTACTCAGGCCGGTAAATGCCGAAGATCAGACCGATGCGTCCTGGTGCTGGGGAGTACCAGGTGCTCGGGCAGTTAGCGACAGGCTGTCGTGGCGCTGGTTGATTTGGGTTATACGGTCAGCTCTAGCGCTTCGGCGCGTCGCACTAGGCGCATCTCGGCGAAGCGCCGCTCTGAGGGGCGGCGGTCTCGGCGTGACATTTCGCTGTCTGTAGCGGCGTGCATTGCGATCAGTCCGGCAAGTAGCAGACAGAGCGGGGAGATGATCTGTCGCCGCATCGCTTCGGCGATCATCGCGCCCTGGCGGTGCACGCCAAGCTTGTACATGGCGCAGGCCAGTCGCTTGACCACGGTGCCCGGCGCTATATCGAACGCCCTGGCGATCTCTTTAGCGGTCAGTCCTTGGGCAACTGAAAGCACGAACTGCAGTTCCCGTGGCGCAAGGCCGCGGCCGAGGCGGCCCTTCCATGCACCGTCTACGATTGTCGATTCCATGATGTTTACTCGGTTGTTTTCCCGATGCACCCGGTTGCCCAGGTGCAGCAGTGAAAGTGTCCGGCGTAGAGTGGATTGCTCAGTCGTCTTTCTCGGCAGCCTCAAACTCACTACCGAGGATTTCCGTCATTACGCTCGACGGCTTGGCCGTGGTGCTGACATACAGGCAGTCATCCTTGGCAACGTGTTTGTAGCTGCCAAAGAAAAGTGCGCCGCCTCCAAGACCCATAGAGTCGAGAAACGGTTGCATGTCAGCTTCCCCCTTTGGCTTATGCTCGTTGAAGTCTTCGCGCAACTGGATCAGCTCAAGCTTCAGCGCCTTTCGTTCATCACCCTTCGTGCCTGGTGGCAGGGCCTGTCGCGGGAACTGCGACCCACCTGCTTTATGATCTGGCTTCGTCCATAGCGGCTGCGGCATCGCGGGGTTGAACTTCAAACCGAAGAAACGACGACCACTGTGGAAGCTGGTGGAGAACATCGCCGAAGCACCTTCGTAGCGTTTGGCGAACTCACTACCTAACACCTGCAAGCGATCAGCTTCTTCTTTGTAGGTTTTCCAAGCCGCCAGAACTCCGGCATCGCTTGTCTTGTAGTAGGCCATTTCTCACCTCCGTTGATTTCCAATGCCGCCTCATCGAAGCGGCATCAGTAAATCTGTGGTTCTTGCTCAGCAAACCTTGTGTGCCGAGTTACCGGTCACGGAAGCAGGCTGTATTGCGTGCTGTTCCCTGAACTCAAGTGCCGTATGGCGTCAGGGTGCGTCTGCAGGTTGTTAAAGAGCGTTCGGGTTGCCCCTGGCATCTCTGCCGTGTCGGCGGTATTGGCCGGCGATGTGGCGAACTATACGAATGCTCATAATTCCAGTCAATACGTTTTCGCATAATATTTTCCAATACGTATAGAAAAGCCCGCTCAGTGGCGGGCTTGGGCGGTGCTATGGATGGGTGTTTCAGATCAAGAGTGGTTTATCTAAAAATGGATTTCGGCATTTTTCCATCAACAACTGTACCCACCAGCTCCCAGGCATCATCCATCGGAATCGTTGGAAAGGAAGGGTTAAGCGGTTTTAAGTAGAAAACTCCGGAGTCACGAATGAACTGCTTAAACGTCGCTTCGTTTGAGTCGGTGAGCTTGGCTACGACAAATTGCCCAGAGTGCGCATCAAACTGTGGAGCGACCAGTATCAAAAATCCCTCTGGGAATGAAGGGCCCACAGGGCTAGTCATTGATGGGCCCATAACCTTTAGCCAGAAGCCGTTTTCGCCAGCCCAAACGTCTGATGTGTGCATTTCACATGATGAAACATTGCGCAATTCCATCGCTTCAGACACAGCTCCAGCCTGTACCCAGCTTATTTCTGGATAGCTAAATGATCTTGAGGGCTGTAAGGCCAGCTCCACGTTGGAGTCAAAACTTTTTGATTCGTCCGGCCCGCCGAACATTAGCCAATTAGGCGATACCTTCAGGGTGCGAGCTATTTTTTCAACAGTTGGCCGCCTAGGGCTAGCGCTCTCGCCAGAAAGAATCCTGTTAATCGTAGGCTGAGGTACGTCAGAGCGTCGCCCCAGCTCACTCTCGTTTAGCCCGTGCTCAATCATCTTCGAGCGGAGGCGTTCAGCAATATTCATAAATCACCATACGTACACGCATTAATTGAATTGTATTGCGTGCGACCATCCGTTTTCGTATGATTTGTAATGAGTTTAATCATAGAGATAGCGCTGTGACAGTGAAATCAATGCTTGCAAGCCTGCTCCAGCTTGGTCTGTCGCAGGCAGAAATTGCCGAGATGTGCGAGTCAACCCAGCCGACCATCAGTCGCGCTGCAAATGGCGCGATGGTTCGTTACGAGCTGGGTAAAGCAATCGAAGCAATCTATCAAAAGGAAACAGCCGCGCGTGAGGTCGAGCAGTGAGCTGATTGTCAGGCAAGCAGAGATCGAGAAAAAGCACCTTGGATTGGCTGTTAATCCATCCAGTAGCCAAATCGCAGGCAAAAAAAAGCCGGTGGCTTAGACCGGCTTTTTCACAGCTTTACAACATTTTGCGGAGTCATTATGAGCACCATTCCAGCATCAAGCAATACCCCTGAAAATCCACCCAAGCCCCGTACAAATCACCAATCCGCGGCCATGAGTGCTGCGCTTCTGGTTCGTTTTCAGTACTCCCGAGAATCGAAAACCCAGTTCAGTCGAGAGTGCCTTGATCATCTGAAAGCCTCGCTTGTGCCTGGGCAGGAGACTTCTGCATGAGCACGATCATCATGAGCGCTTGCTGGCCATTACAAGACATGAGCGGCCCTCAAAAGGCCGTTCTGATCTCGCTTGCTGACAATGCCAACGACGAAGGTTTTTGCTGGCCTTCAGTTGCTCGTATTTCAGAGCGCACTTGCTTGGCCGAAAGGACAGTTCAAGCCGCGATCAAGTGGCTATGTGTCGCTGGTATTTTGTCAGTTCGTGAGCGCATGGGGCGCTCGACTATGTACACTTTGACCCCCGCGTCATATGCACCCCCGCAGAAACTGCACCCCGCAGCAGATGCGCCACCACCCCCGCAGCTCACGACACAAACCCCCGCAGCAGCCGCACCCAGAACCGTAATAGAACCATCAAGTGAACCATCACCTCTTGGCGAAGGTGAAAACCCGCCGAAAATCTCGAAGCCGAAGTGCGACCCTCAAGCCATCGTCGACTTGTTCAACAAGACTCTTCCAGGGTTGCCGCAAGTGGCAATGCTCACCAAGGATCGGAAAACCAAGATCGGTGCCCGTTGGAGCGAAAGCGATGTTCATCAGGATCTGGACTTCTGGGCTGATTTCTTCGCTCTGGTTGGCGAAAGTGAATTCCTGATGGGGAAAGGGGAGGCTCGAAACGGAGCAAAGCCATTCCGCGCCACGTTCGACTGGCTGATCGCCCCTAGCAACTTCGTGAAGGTTGTGGAGGGTAATTACAATGCGTGATCCCTACAGCGTTGAAGCCGAGCACGGCGTGCTGGGTGCGATGTTCCTGCGTCCTGAGCTGATCGACATCCTGAGTGCAGATCTGGCTGTCGATGATTTTTACTATCAGGACAACGCGGCCCTGTATCGCGGCATTCTGGCCTTGCACGCCGAAGGCAAGCCGGCTGATGCCGTTACGGTGGGCGTTTATCTCGGAGAGCTACCCAGCACCAAGAACGCCACCTGGTATGCGGCTGAAATCACCCGAAACACGCCCAGTGCCGCCAATGCTGCGTCATATGCCATCACCGTGCGTGAGCGCAGCCTAGACCGGGCCATGATCGCGCTTAGCGATCGCATCAACGAGATTGCCCACAGCGACCAGCCAACCGTGGACAAGGTCGCGGCGGTGCAGGCTGAGGCCCAGACCATCGACAGCCAGTCGGCCACGTCCGAAGTGGTGATGGCCGAAGATATTCTTGATGACTACATCGAGGTTTTGCAGGCCCGGGCAGATCGCGGGGAGGGCATCGACGGCCTATCTACCGGTATTCCTGATCTGGACGCCAAGCTTCAAGGGCTCAAGCCTGAGCAGTTGATCATTGTCGCTGGGCGCCCGGCGATGGGTAAAACCACCCTGGCAATGAACATCGCCTCCCATGTCGCTATCCGCGAGTGCAAGAGCGCGATGGTGTTCAGTCTGGAAATGAACAAAACCGGCCTGATGGATCGCTTTATGGCGTCCGAAGGGCGTATCCCACTGCAATTGATCAAGAGCGGTACAGCCCCTCAGTCTCACGGCTCCGAATTGATGAGCGCTGCCGGCAAGCTCAAGCACTCCAAATTATCCATTTCTGATCGGGCCTCGATGACGATCAATAGGATTCGTTCGGCTGCCCGTCGCCATAAGCGACGCCACGGCCTGGATTTGATCGTGATCGATTACCTGCAGCTGATGGACTCTGATTCGCGCACGTTCAGTCGGGAGCAGGAAGTCAGTCACATGACCCGCAGCGCCAAGCTGATGGCTCGCGAGCTGGGCATCCCGGTGATCTTACTCAGCCAGCTTTCTCGCAAATGCGAAGAACGCCCGAACAAGCGCCCATTGTGCTCGGATCTTCGGGAGTCAGGTGCAATCGAGCAAGACGCCGACATCATCCTATTTGTGTATCGGGATGAGGTTTACCACGAACACAGCGAAGCCAAAGGCATCGCAGAAATCATCATCGGCAAGGGTCGGGACATAGAGACCGGCACCGTTCGTACGGCCTTCCTGGGCCAGTACAGCCGATTCGAACAACTTGCGGCGGGCTGGGTTGAGACGCCAACGGTTCAGAAGGTCACCAGCATGGCTGACCGCTACGGCAAAGGTAAAAAATGATGCCAAATCCAAACTTGGCCCCGGTTGAGCCGAGCTCTTATCGCTGGGCTGTTCACTGTTGCTCCTACAAGCTCGACTTGAGCCAAAGCCCAGACCGCGCCGTAGCCTTGTTTGAGCATGAAAGCGCGGCAAACACGTTTGGTCGTCTGATGTGGCCAAGCACTTTTGAGGTGGTGGACCTGCAATCACCTACGGGAGCGGGGAAATGAATACCAAAATCAAAACCCTGACCGTGAAGCTGTCCGACGCGGAGATTGGGCGCAATGCCAAGCTTGAGCATGTGCGCGACCTGCGGGATGCCGGTCATCCTGCGTTGCACTTTCGGTTCTCCAAGAATCGCACCCGTGGCTCCTGGTACCTACTCAACAAACGCCGCTGGCACCGCATCGGCGCCTTCCCAGACTTGAGCGCCAAGCAGGTACTTGCCGCACTGCCGGCCGTGCGCCTGCGGGTGTCTGCCGATCAGGGCTCGACCATCTCGCAATGGATTACCACGGGCGAGCTGCTGAGCTGGTATGCCGGTCGCATGGCTCTAGACCGCAATCTGTCGGCCAAGCGCAAGACCACCGGGGCCTCGGCCATGAAGTGCCACTTGTTGCCGCGTTTGGGTGGGCTGCCGCTGACCGAGGTCAACAAGGCCACCCTCGACAACCTGTTCATGTGGCCGCTGCAGGAAACCCTCTCCATCGATTACGTGCGCCTGGCATTCCAGTTGCTGGCCTCGGCATTCCGTCAGGCACTAACGCTGGGCTGGCTCTCGTCCAACCCAATGGCGGGCATCAAGTTCAGCGACTTCTCCAAGGCCAAGCGCGGCATTAAGCCATCCCGGCTGCGCGGCGTGCAGTTGCAGGATCTGCTGCGCGAGCTGGCCCCGGTCATGGTGAATGAACCCGCTGACGCCATGCTGGCCCCGGTCATGGTGAATGAACCCGCTGACGCCATGCTGGCCTTGATGATGCTGTGCCACGGCACGCGGATCGGGGAGACCCGGCAAGCACGCTGGCCGCATATCAGCCTTGCTGAACGCGAGTGGTTCATTCCGGCTGAGCACACCAAGACCGGCGTGGAGCATCACCTGCCACTGACCGACCAGGTGCGCGCCCTGTTGATCCAGTACCGCGATACCCAAACCGCCCGCGGCTATGACGGCCAGTACCTGTTCCCTGCTCGCAATGGCAAGGCGCTGAGCGAAGGGCAGGCCAGTGCTGTTTTCGCTCGGCTGGGCAAGGGTGAGTGGACCAGTCACGACCTGCGCAAGGTGGCCCGTACCGGTTGGGCAGACCTCGGCATCGACCACCTGATCGGTGAGCTGCTGATCAACCACGCGATGGGTCACAGCGTGAAGGTGTACATCCAGTCGGATGTGATGAGTCGCAAGCGTGACGCGCTGGAAAAGTGGCACGCCCATCTAGACCAAAAGGGTTTCAGCCTGATCCACGGGCAGACAGGCGTTAGATTCGGAGAATCCGGTAATTCGCTGGAAGCCGCTAACGGCGTGGCGTGCAGTGCTATTCAGAAAACAACCACAGTAGAGGATTAAAAATGGCCACCGCAGCTGCTGAGTTGACTGATCAAGAAGCCAAGGTTGCTCAGATGCTGGGGGATGCTTGGAATGAATACCTGAAGCTGCCCATCGAGCATCCTATGGAACAGAAAGAGTTCTGCAGCGCTATTCATGCCTGCCAGAACATGGTGTTGGCCAGATGTGGTGTGCGGGCTTTGAAGTCCACCCAGTCAGTAGCGTTGGAGATCAAGTGATGGGTATGTACAAAGACGTAATGGGCACCCTGGTGCGTGTGCTTGCGGCAGACAACATCGACAACTCCACCAAGCAGAGCTGGCAGAAGCTGATCGATGCCGAGCTGCAATCAGGCGGGCAGGGCGCGGGTATCTCGGTGCGGGACAAGTTCGACTATGACTGCTGTCTGTATGCGCTGCTGCACCGTGAGCTGTCCCCAGCCCAGTGGGATGTGCTGGTGGCGAAGTACTCGACGCATAAGGCGAACAAGGTCGGGGCAATTGGGCGACTTATCAGCCGCGTTACATCCCCGGCCCCGCAGTTGTTCGTCTACAAAGCGGTCACTGCTTGGGCCATACCCAAGATGAAAGGGCTACAGGTGCCTGCTCGTACAGGGCGAGAGGTTATAAGCAGAAGCCTTCGCGACGATCTTGAGCATGCTGCTATCGGCAAAATGATTGCTTCCTGCCGGACGATTGATGTGACTGTTGGACGTGACCAATACATCAAGCGCTCCACGGACATGATCGTGTTGCCCGTTGAGTTCTACGACATGAACACCTGGGACACTGAGGGCAAGCCTGAGTCCACGAGACGCCGCTGGAAGACTGGCATTGCCAAATGTCTTGAGCGATTGGAAGAGGCCGCTGTCATCCATGCAACCGAGATCTTTGACCGTGAAGAAATCTTTATAGATGCTGCTTGACCACAGTGGCGGTTTGATCGTAAATTTAACCCATCATGTCGATCTTGCGTGTGGTGATACTGAACAGCCCGCAACAACACATAACCAATTCCCAAAGCCCAGCCATCGCGCTGGGCTTTTTCGTTTCTGGAGTTCACTCATGGCAACTGTCCAATTCATCCGCAAAGATGGTGTAGGCAAGCTTTTGATTGATGGCGTAGATGTTTCAAGCGTAACCCGCGAGCTTAAGGTTTCTTGTCTGGGCGGTGGCATCCCAAGCGTTGAGATTGGTGTGCTGGCATATGGTCAGAACGATGTTGTTCTTGATGAAGCGCACATCGTTGTATCGGGCATCCAAATTCCAGAAAGTGTCGAGGCTGCTCTGTACTCTTATTTAAAGAGAAAGCGCGATCTGGTGGACGTGACCGCGCTTTCAGATAGCAGTATGAAATCAGCAATCAAATCCTGACACAAGACTCGCCAGTAGCCACGATAACGAACTCACCGCTTGCGCTTTTGTTCGCTGCTCCACCGCCTTGAACGGTGTAGCCCGCTAAGCCGTTTTTCCATTGCGTATGCGTGTCAGAGATGGTGGTTCCATCATGCTGTGTTGTTTCCTCAGTGATTGTATAAACCTTTCCTGAAGAACCTTTCACTTGGAACTGATCGGTCTGAATAATTCGCGTAGCTGCCATTGGTTTCACTTCGTTATAGCTGTAGGAGCAATGACGATAGCATGAAGCCATTACGGCATTGATACACCGCTAATTTCAGGCTCAGCCATCCCGCTGGGCTTTTCGTTTTCGGCCCCGCCACACCCATCGCCTCAAGCTGGGAGTGCTGTCGGGGCCGAATCAATTATTCTCCCGGAAAGGGAGGATCTCCCACCTCTATATGCTCGCAGCTCTATTCAGATACGAGTAGCGTCTTCCCCTGACGCCAGTATGTGAAACCCGGTTTGGCTGAGTTTATTCGCGCATCCGCCGCTTCTCACTTTGTAATGCTTGGCTCCGTCCACCCACCCCGTGTCTGAGTCACCCCCACACGTGGTCTTGGTTTGGGTGGTTTGTTCGAATATCTCGTAGATCCTCCCTGTGATGCTTTTAACCTCAAACTGATCCGTGTTTACGACCCTTGTCCTATCCATGGTTTCGTCCTTGTATTTCATGCCAATGATGGTAGTGGCTTTTAGCCTTCACGCCTCATTGATCGACCTTTTATTCAAAGCTCCCAAAGAGGGAGGAACACGAGATGCCCCACATGCCAGAAAAAGACCCGTCATTCTGGGTGTTGGTAATGACCGCTCTGAGAGAGAACGGCCTCGCCATGGTCCTTACATTCGCACTGACCTGGTTGCGCATTCAGTACGACGCAAAAGAGACAACACCATGGCGTCAGTTCATTGAGGCAACACTCGGTGCACTGATCGTGATGGTCGTTGGTCTTACAGTTAAAGAGTTCGGCCTCAGCATAGCTTGGTCATTCGCCACTGCCGGATTCATTGGTGTGCTCGGCGTTGAGTGGGCTCGCCAGTTGGGCAAACGATGGGCTGAGCGCAAGGCAGATGAACTCTGATGGCCTGCAGCGGATGCGCCGCCCGGCGCGAACAACTCAACAAGTGGAAGGCGATTGCATATGAGCGAGCAGCAGAGCTCTTTGGCTGGCCTGCTCAGCCAGGTACTGGCGGAA